GATGACTGGGAGTCCTATGCAGGTAGTACCCTCGACTTCGATGTCGAGGATGTGGAAGCGGAGCAAGCCTAGGCTCCGTGTGAGGAGCCAAGCCCAGCCCTTCGGGACTGGGTGCGGTTCTGCCACCGCCACCGCGCAACAGGTCGGGCGCATCGCGCCCGTACCGCTCAAAACCGCTCACTAATAAGGGCGAGTAGCAGTTCACTCGCTTCCTCAACTATTAACTAATATAGTGCAAGCTTGCTTGCTACCTTAACGTAGTTGAGGTCCGTACCTATCTTCACTGTATATACGAGATGCTCGTACCCGTACCTGTTGTGTCCCGCGTATGTAAGCCTCTCTGTTTGATACATTTTCATAACCTTATATACTTAGTCATGTTCACTCAGCAAGGAGTAGATACATGAGCACCACAAGTATAAGTACCTTGGTAGCGGCACAGGTTAGTACCCAGAAAGATCTGGAAAATCTTAGGGGCATTGTTAAGGAGAACCTATTGGACATAGGCAAACTGATTGATGCTATTGAGATGATGCATGAGCGTAGCAAGCTACACGAGCAGATGATGGACACACTAAAGGAGATGATTAAATCAGTGTCTTGTGCAGTAGGTGTAGCACCTAGTGGCTGGACTATGGTAGACACATCGACGGAGGTCACTAATGATTCTGCCTAGTGATGAGCAGTTGGTGGACGCCATAGATAGAATGGAGAATGGCATGGAGAACCCAGGCTTCTGCGTAGCCTGTGGGGCGGAACGGGAGGGGTGTGAGCCTGACGCTAGGGACTACGAGTGCTGGGATTGTGGAGAGCACAAGGTCCAGGGCTTGCTAGAACTAGTGATGTAAGCACAAAAAAAGGGAGGGGCCTTTCGGCCCCTCCCGGTTTGTCTACTCTCCTCCTTTGGTCCATCGGACCTCATCCTCATCGTAAAGCTCCGACCATTCTGTCGGATTGATTCCTGAGACCAGAAACTCTCTCTCCTCTGCACTCAGATAGGGAAGGGCATCTTGGACCAGCACACCATCATCTCTCCAGAGCAGGAAGTGATCTGTCATCATCTGGACACTGTACTCCTCGCCAGTGATGCTACACTGCTTATAGACTTCCATGCCATCGCCACGCCTATCTAAAGATCTGATGTATAACCTTGGTGCCCAAGCATTAGGTGTGAAGCTAAACATGGTCATCACTCCTTATGGCACTGATGACGCCATGGCGCATGGATACTCGCAAGGTGGATATCCTACGATCCAGCCTGTCCATCATGTCACGGGTCTCATCCCATTCGATTGCATCAGTGTGAGCATCTGCCACTACCCGATTCAAGTAGCTATCGACAGTGATAGTATCGGGCAGGAAGTAACGTCCCATGTACGGCTCACGAGGAGTGAAGGTCAGGAAGCTAAGCTGACCATCTGCCTCTAACTGCAATTCGTTCGCCACATATCCATGTTGCACATAAGAACCAATCATTTGCTACTCCTTGTGGAGTGATTTGATACCCAAAATGAAACCTAAAAGTTGGACATTATCAAACAGGTAGTACCCCCGACCACCCCGCTGGCGGGGGCTACGTCCCCCGACCCATAATCAGTGTTTTGCTCACTATACCAGCGATTTTTCAAAAAAAAACAGCCTGGGACTCAAGGCCAGGCTGGGTAGTATTATCTAGTACTGACTTAGTACTTACTTCTCTGTACTATCTATTTTTTTTGTTTGTACTCATTTAGTAGTCACTGTCTATCTAGATAATCTACATTATCTAACATTGTCAATACATCAGAAATTCTTTTTATTAAAGAGTGTCTTTATCAGATCTGGATTCCGTGCTGGACGAAGCTGTTCGTTCCTATGTAATCGCTAAAAAGCGATGTATTATTCAGCGCAATCCATTATCGGGAATAAGTGCCCAGTCTCTGGTGAACGAGTATCCTGATTACTATGTGTATTGGGGCACCCCAAAAAAAATCAAATTCGTAGGCAGGTGTGCGGGAGATGTTCTGGAGGACTATCTTAAAAAGCTGGGTTACCCAAGAGGCAGTGATCAGTGGTTCAGCCTAGCTCACATCGTTATCGAAAGGGGGGAGTATGAAAGCCAGCCTGCCAGACAGGCTCTTGGAGATCGGAGTGGAGAGTGTCCTGACGATGGACGGTTATGACGATTGCATCCTTGGGGTTCTACAGCGTTATGGTATAGACGAACCCGTTCTTGTTTACGACAAGGAGAAGGTCTTGGAGAAAATCATGCGCTTGAGTGACTCCACTTATGATGAAGCGGAAGAATATTTCGAGTTCAATCAACTGGGGGCCTGGGTAGGAGAGGGCACCCCGGCCTTTCTAGTGAGATTGCCCGAAGAATGAATCTTAGAACAAGAATTATTTTAATTTTTTCTTTTTTGTTGATGCTTGCTTCATGTGCCTCCTTTAGTCGTGAATGTTGGTGGGGCGACCAGTACTTCAATGAAAAGTGTGTGAATTAGATGGATGTGGATATTCTGGATACCCTACCTCTCTCCCAACAGGAAGAGATCCTCAAGATCGTCAAAGAACTGGAGGAGTGTGAAAGCAGGGAATCGGCGCATGAAGACTTTCTGGAATTCGTAAAGCAGGTGTGGCCTGCGTTCATCGAAGGCAAGCATCACCGGGTCATGGCAGATGCCTTCAACAGAATAGCCGAAGGGGAATTGAAGAGGCTCATCATCAATATGCCCCCCCGTCATACCAAATCGGAGTTTGCGTCCCACTTGTTTCCTGCCTGGTACCTTGGAAAGTATCCCGACAGGAAGGTTATTCAGACTGCTCACACCGCAGAACTCGCAGTTGGGTTCGGTCGTAAGGTTCGTAACTTGGTAGGCTCCAAGGATTATGAAAAAATATTTTCTAATGTGGCCCTAAGTGCAGATTCCAAGGCGGCTGGTCGCTGGAATACAAATCAGCAGGGTGACTATTTCGCTATCGGGGTTGGTGGTGCGGTAACGGGTAAGGGTGCGGACATCCTGATTGTGGATGATCCCCATTCGGAGCAGGAAGCGGCAATGAATGATCCGTCCGTATATAATAAAACCTACGAATGGTACACCTCCGGCCCACGCCAGAGGTTACAGCCTGGTGGAGCGATCTGCCTGGTGATGACCCGTTGGTCCAAAAAGGATCTGACGGGCAGAATTATGAAGGCATCCATAGAAAGAGGTGGGTCTGACGAGTGGGAAGTTATCGAACTACCTGCTATCCTTCCTAGTGGAAAACCGATCTGGCCTGGATTCTGGCCTATTGAACAGCTTGAGTCCCTGAGAGCGGAACTACCTGTTGGAAAATGGAGTGCCCAGTATCAACAAGACCCGACTTCCGAAGAAGGCGCGATCATCAAGCGGGAATGGTGGAAAGAGTGGAAAGAGAAAAAACCACCTACCTGCGACTTCATAATCCAGTCTTGGGACACGGCATTCCTAGCAAAAGAGACTGCCGACTACAGTGCTTGCACGACCTGGGGTGTTTTCTATAATGAAGACAAGGAAGCGAACATCATCCTGCTGGATGCGTTGCAGGAACGGCTGGAGTTCCCCGACTTGAAGGCACGGGCGTATGAGATGTACAAGGAATACGAGCCGGATGCTTTCATCGTGGAAGCGAAGGCGGCGGGAAGTCCATTGATTTTCGAGTTGCGTAGGATCGGTATCCCGGTTGCAGAGTATACTCCTAGCAGGGGAAAGGATAAGATTGCCAGAGTGAACGCAGTGTCCGATCTTTTTCACAGCGGTCATGTATGGGCACCTAAAACCAGATGGGCGGAAGAAGTTATTGAAGAGTTCGCCGCATTCCCCACTGGGGATCACGACGATTTGGTTGACTCCTCGACCCAGGCATTGCTTAGATTTCGCCAGGGAGGATTCATAGATTTGAAAAGTGATGATCCCTGGGACGATTTTCTGCCGATGAGAAAAGCTGATTATTATTGACTCTGTGGTTGTTTATTTGCATTGTGACTTGTTGCAACAATGAAGAGGAATTTTAGATGGCGATAGATAAACCCCTGAATGGCCTTTTTAGTCAGGATGACTTCGGCATGGGACCGGAAGGACTCATGGTTGCTGAAGAGGAGGAGATTCCAGGGGACTCGCTGATTACCGAACTTGAAGATGGTGGCATTGAAATTGATTTCGATCCCACAGCCGATGTCGGTAGTATCGAAACGGAATTCGACAGCAACCTCGCAGACGTAATCGACGATAGTGAACTACGCACTATAGGAATTGATTTGATTGCGAAGTTCGATTCCGATAAAAACAGCAGGTCCGATTGGGAGCAATCCTACGAGCAAGGTCTGGATCAGCTAGGGTTGGAGATCGAAGACCGCACTACGCCATGGGCGGGAGCCTGCGGCGTATTTCATCCCATGCTCTCCGAAGCGGTAGTCAGATTCCAGGCGCAGACGATTCAGGAAGTCATGCCAGCCAAGGGTCCGGTGAAAACCCAGATCTGGGGACTCGTCACGGACGAACGTGAAAAGCAGGCGAAGCGTGTTCAGGACTACATGAACTACCAGCTTTTAGAAGTGATGACGGAATACAGGTCTGAGACGGAAAAACTTCTGTTCAGTCTTCCGCTTGCCGGATCGGCGTTCCGCAAGATCTACTTTGACCCTTCGCTGGGCAGACCAACTTCGATGTTCGTGCCTGCGGAAGATTTTGTCGTAGCGTATAATGAATCTGAGTTACAACAGGCGGAACGATATACCCATGTAATGAACCGGAGCACGAACCAGATAAGAAAACTTCAGGTCAGTGGCTTCTACAAAGATATTGAACTGACGCCATCGTACATTGAAGACAATCCGGTTACCGATAAGTATCAGAATATTGGTGGAGTGAAGCCTTCGTATGACAAGGAAGAGAGACATCAACTTCTCGAAATGCATGTCGATTTCGACCTGCCGGGATTCGAGGACGCCGATGGAGTCGCGCTTCCATATGTCATTACTATCGACAAGGGTAGTTCGACGATTCTGTCAATCTACAGGAACTGGGCCGAAGACGATGAACACAAGGCAAAAAAACAGCACTTCGTCCATTACGGATACGTTCCTGGGATAGGCTTCTACAATCTGGGATTGATTCATATGATCGGTGGTTTGGCAAAATCCGCCACCAGCCTGCTCCGCCAACTTGTGGATGCAGGAACTCTCTCTAATTTGCCAGGAGGACTGAAGACTCGTGGACTCAGAATCAAAGGCGATGATACGCCTATCATGCCGGG